GGTCACAAATGCCGATTTTTTTCTCCTATCAGGCAAACCGAGGCGATCTGCCATTGCAGACACCGTGTTGCGGTTGCATCCGATTTTTTCCGCCATATCGGCAATCGTCAATGCCAGCTCTCGCCACATGAACCGCAGCGCCTCCATCTTCTTTTCGGTCCACTGAAATTGTTCGCCAACGCGCTTCGGCAACTTGAGCGATACGCGCCGGTTAAGCACCATTGACCGGCTAATTTCTGGATCATTGAGCGCTTCGACAATTTCAAGCGACGTGTTGCCTTCATGCCACATTTTCGCGATGAGCGCGTCTTGCGACGGAGCCCATGTGTAGTTTTTAGGGGCAAACCGACTTTTGCTCATTTGTTCCTCTCCTTTTGCTTCAGTTTGTTCGCGGCGTCCAGTGCCGCTATCCGATCCGGGCACACGCCGCACACTTGGCCTTTGCCGTTTTCGACGCGAAACGTCCCTGTCCCGGTTTGGTGGATTGTGTATGGTCCGCTCATTTCAGCCACTCAGGCCGCTCGCATTGCACATAATCGACCATCGCCCGCGCCCTCTCCACAAACCAGCACAAGCCGCCCTCTGCGATTGCCGCTGCGTCCCTAACCTCATCCGGCCTGGGCGGGTGCGTGCTGCGATTGCAGTAGGTGAACGCGCCAGCGATTGCCCATTCCGGGAATTGATCCAGCGCCGCTTCCCATGGCCGAAGCCGAGCGCGTGCCATCGCTTCGTTTTCCGCCATCTCGCGAGTGCCGCGGCTGCCAAATGCGGCAATCCCCACGGCGATGATCTTGCGAAGGCGTTCGGGCGACGGCTTGGCGGCGGCTGGTTCGCATATGTCGAGAAACAGAGCCAGCTTGCGCGCAGACACCTCGCAAACGATCACGCGCCGCGCCGCCCACGATAGCCCGATGATTTGCAGATATTCGCGATCCGTCGGAATTGCGTGCTGCCTAATACCCGTCATCTCCTCGACTAGACGCGGCGGCAAAAAGGTTAGCCAGGCCCGGTTCGCTTGGGCCGGATCGCGTCCCGTTGCCGTTGCCAAATCCTGGGCTACTGTATTCGCGCTCCGCAGCGCTACGGCACCAATTCCGCCAGGTCGCGTGCCAGTCGAGTTTGGTGCCCTTGTTGCCGGCGCATCCTGTCCAGTAGTCGCGGAAAAAATCGACGGCTTTGTCGAGATCCGTTCCGCCGGATTGCCAGAAGGTTCGCTCGCCAGTTGCGTCTGGCCAGAAGTCGACGGCAACGCGGGTTGCCCGCTTGATAGGCTTTGGCGGATCGCGTCGAGGTGTTGGCCGATCTGCTCCGGCGTCGCTGTCGGGAGTTTCGGCGGTGGCGTCCGTGGCGTTGTCGGCGCCTGCCAATCCTGCATCCGTTTCGCCAGCGCTTGCTTTCGTTCGTCCATTGCCATTGGGTTCCTCCGGCGTTTCAGGGGGGGAATACAAAGGGGGGTTTTTAGTGTTATATGGTTCTGGTTCTGGTTGGTAGGATTTCGCTAGAGCGTTCGCTAGGCCCTGATCTTTATTTTTCAGTGACTTAGCGCGACCTCCGAGCGCCCCGGCGTGCGCGTTAAGTGCCCGTTTAGCTGCAACCCTGTGCAACTCAAGCGTAAGTCGCTTGTTGCTGATCTTGCCATTTTCGACCTGAAAAAAGCGCTCCAGGTCGGCCCAAACTTTCGGCCAATCGCGGCCAATGCGAGCGACGCGCTGTAGCTTCTTTGGGTCCGCCGGTAGCGTGCCGCCATGCTGCCACATCGCCATCAGCAAGAGCATGTATGCCCCGATCTGCTTGGCGTCGAGTTCCAGGGTATCGCCAATAAAATCGGAGACCCAAAGCGGCATGAATGGCGTTTCGCTCATGTGACTAGGCTGCGCTTAATTCAGCTTTGCACAAAGCCAGCCGCCGCTGCTTTCTTTCGCTCTCGATACCGGCGCACGCGATCCGCGCTGGAAGCAGTTTCTGACGGGCGATAATTCGCTTCCAACTGCGGAAACTTTGCGCCCGTTTCGTCAACGATCAACCAATCAACCGCCTGCATTGCTTTGGCAAACCCATCACACTCCGCGACATGATCAATGTGAGTTTCCGACGCCTTGGGAACAATCCCGTTCTTCCCGTGATCGTCCGCCCAAGACCAAACTGCACAAAGAGCACCGACGACGTATGTCGGGCTCGCAAGGGTATCATGGGCAATCGACAGCACTTCGGGCGACCTGCTCAGCCAAACCCTGACCTTCAAAAATTTTGATGACACCTTGCTGCTCCGTTTTTCGCGCCTTACTGCATTTCGCTTCACTGTAGCGACATTATAAGAGCGTTACAAGTCCGTTTCCTTCGCCGCCTTCTCTTGCTGCAACTTGACTAGATCCTTCATTGTGACGCCGAAGCGCGTCTCCTTTTCAATGCGCGAGGCAACAAGCAGCGAAGGCCCTTTCTCGCCGTTGTCAATATTGCTCAGATGCGATTTGCCGATGCCAACCCGCGCCGCGAGGTTGCACATCGTGACGCCGTTTGCCCGGCACCATGCTTTGATAGGTCTCATGCCTCGAACCTAACATTTTTTTGCGCTTGGGCAACTTTTTTGTTGCGCCTCGGCAAACAGTGCGCAACATTGCGAGCGGTCACAAACGAAGGGAAACCCAAATGCGATTTTATCAACTGACATCGACGCAAATCGGATGCAGCATTGGCGTGGAACAAAATCCCGGCGATGCGTTCGCCTCAATCAGCGTCTATGTGGGCTCGCAAACCACGCAAACGCGCATCGAAGCCGACGCGCTCGAAAGCGTGACAAATGCATTGCAGATTGCCGCGCGCCGGTTGAGGGACGCTGGCTACAATGGCTAAGCCGCTTTTCACGACCAGCCGGGAAGCCGTGCTATTTTTGCGCGAACTCGCAAATGAATTCAGCGGCACGCAGATCCAAGATGTGATGGCGCAACTCGACATCGTGGAATTGGGCGATGGCCGCGCCGAACGCCGCCAAGTCGAGATATATCATAAAGACGACCTGCTCCACTGTGAGACGTGCGGGATTGACGAAATGAACGCCCGCCTTGAAGTGCGCCACGGCGGACGGCTTTGCGACAATTGCGCAGACCAGGCGCACCGCGAATGGCGGCATCAAAACGCGGCAAGCTGGAGAAATGTGTGATGCACAAACTGAGGAAAGACCAATGACTGACACACCGACATCCCGCGCGCTGAATGCTGCCGCATGGCTGCGCAATCGCGCAATCGAGCATATCACCATCGGCCTAGAACTGGCCTCCGAAAACGCGCCGCCGAGCGAGATTGACGCCATGTATATGAAGGCGAGGAATTGCCTAGACGCCGCGGCCTCGTTCGAGTGGAATTTCGACAATGACTATTGAATACCACTGGGATTTGCAGCAGGGGACCGATGAATGGCTGGCGACGCGACGCGGCATCATCACCGCCAGCGAAATGAACCTGCTACTCACGTCAACGCTCAAGATTGCGAACAACGAAAAGACGCGAGCGCATATCTATGAACTCGCATCGCAGCGGATCAGCGGATACGTGGAGCCGCGATTTATCACCGATGACATGCTCCGCGGCCATGAAGACGAGGCCGACGCGCTGTCAATCTACATGGCCAAATGCGCCGATAACGCCAAGGCATGCGGCTTCATTACGAACGACGCATGGGGCTTCACGATTGGCTATTCGCCGGATTGTGTCGTCGGGAATGATGGCCTGGTGGAATGCAAATCGCGGCGGCAGAAGTTCCAGGTTCAGACGATCCTAGAGCACATCGCCAGCGGGGAAAACACGATCCCGGCTGAATTCATGCTGCAATGCCAGACGGGGTTGCTGGTCTCAGAACGGAATTGGCTGGACTTTATCAGCTATTGCGGCGGCCTGCCGATGGTCGTGATCCGCGTCTACAATGATGAAACGATGCAGGCGGCCATCATCGAATCCGCGACCGAAGCGGAGCGCAAGATCGCCACCTCCGTCAGCCGGTACTTTGCCGCAATCCAGACCTACCCGCGAGCCTACCCAACCGAGCGCCGCGAACGTGGAGACATGATCATATGAGCGATCTAATGCAGGCCATCGCGCCAAAATCGGACCAATTGAACGCAGACGACCTCATCGGCACGGAAAAGACGATCACGATTACCGAAGTGCGAGTGCAAGACGCCGGAGCGGATCAGCCGGTCAGCATCTTTTACGCAGGCGACAACGGCAAGCCCTACAAGCCGTGCAAAAGCATGGCGCGCGTGATGGTGCAGGCGTGGGGCTCTGACAGTGCCAAATATGCAGGCCGATCCATGACGCTGTTCCGTGACCCAAACGTCACGTTTGGCGGCATGAAGGTCGGCGGCATTCGGATTTCGCAGATGTCGCACATTGACCGTGACCTGGTTATGGCGTTGACCGCATCCAAAGGCAAGCGCGCGATGTATACCGTCAAGCCGCTGCGCAACGCCCCGACAAAACCCGCGCCAGACAGTCCGCCTAGCGTGACTGATGGGGAAGGCATCGTCTACCAGATAGGCAAGCGCGTTTTTGCCAATGTTGGGGAATGGTCCATCGCGGCGAACAAGATCGCGGAAGGGCCGAACGGGGCGGCGTTCGTGACCAAGTACGCGGCACTACTCGACGCCATGGAGGCGGCTGGCGGTTCGGATGAGTTCGCCGCTCGCACCGTCCGCAATCTGATCAAAGGAGTTGAGTGATGTCGTATTGCCGATTTTCTGACCTTAACGGCTATTGCGATGTGTACGTTTATCAA